CTACAAAAACGTTACCGTTTATAAATGGACCTACTCTAAGTATTGGATTAGGCATAGTGTTAAATTTGAATGTAAAATGTTCTTGTTCCAGCCTTGTTGTCTGATTCCACTACATCAAATACTTCAGTAGTAAGAGGACCAAGATCATCGGTACTAATTACATCAATTCCTTCATCTTTAATACTTCTAGTTATATCATCTTGGTTAGTAGCTAATTTGCCAGTATCTATGTCAAATATAGCACCTTCCTCAATTGCTTCTTGTATCTCTTTAAAATCCTCTCTTATTTCTCTTCGCTCAGATGTACTAGTTGCTTTAGAGAGTTTTTCTTTTTCGGCTCTTCTTGCAGCCTTTCTGTTTCTTGCTTCCTCTCTAGTGCGCCTCTGCCTGTCCAAAGAGTCCTGTTCTTCTTCGGTTCTAATTTTATCAGAATCTCTTATTTTTTTGTATGACATTTAGGTGTAAGGAAGCGTTGCTGTTGATAATTGTGCAGGTATTGCATCAGTAACAACTATAGTTTTTTTGTAAGTAGTTGTTCCATTTATATCATCTAGTGCTGGTACAACATCTACAGATAGAACCCATTTTTTGCCAATAGGGTCAGGTGGGCCTTTACTTGTTACATCTATATTTGTAAAAATTGTACCTACTTGACCCGAAGCCTTAACAGAGCCATTGTAAGTAACACTTGGAAAGTCAAATAAAATTTGACTAGAAGCGACAGAACGACTTTCTGAGTCCGTTCTATAACCACGAAAACCCTTTGATATAAAAAATGGATTCAAATCACTAAAAATGCTCAAAGAAAAAGATGCCCAATTATTTGGACTCCATAATCCTTGAGCACTTTGATATGTATAATCAGACTGCTGTATTTGATTAGAACTGGTAAAGAAAACATAAGCAGTGCATAAAACATTAGCCTGAGCTGGAGCCTGAAGTATCTTGTCCTGTACGGACAAGTCATTACCAACACTTCTAGCTCGACGAGCAGTAATATCCATAATGCCTGGATATTGAAAACTCTTAAAAACTTTGTACTCGTGAACAGGATTAGAATCATCAATAATTGTAGAACCATCTGCTTGCTGAAGGGTATCTACAGTAATTGTCTTTAATCCATTAAAATTGCCTATACGTCTTGATACAATAGGTCCAGTAACTGAACCTTCAGTAACTAAAAATTCAGTGCTCTGTCTATATACCCCATTGGACAAATTAGTTCTAGTTTGGCTTAACGTACCAGCTTCTATATAGGTTCTGCTGAACTCTCTAAAACTATCAGTATCATTTACTTCATAGGAGGATAAGAAGCAACGAACGGAAACTTCTGAATCAATCTGGTGATTAATAAAATGAACACCAATATTTTTATCATCAGCAGGAATATCCGTCCCTGCTTGAGCAATACTTATTCTAGTTACTTTTCTTAGTCCGTTTTCTTCTAATTCAACAGTATCATCTTTTACCTGAACAAAAGCCGAACCAAGAGTTTCATATGTAAATTCTACTAAGAAACCTAATGCATCTGGAACAGTCTTTATTGCAACCAGGCGCATATCTGAGTAAGCTTCACCTGTTCTAGCAGCAATACCATCTACGGACATTTCTGCGCTCTGCAAAGAACCAAAGTCGGCAAATATTCTAGCTTTATTTGCGTTGTACCAATCTTCTCTTTGGTTTATCGGCCTAGCGCTAAAGATCAAACGAAAGCGATCATTCTGTAACTTTTCTACAGAAGGAGACGACTCTAGCTTTAGTCTATTTGTCCTATGAGATGTAGACATACTTGTTTATATTTTAAGGCTCTCTAATTATTGTATTGAAAAAACTTTTGTAAGCTCTTTCAGTCTCGGGAGATACAGGTTTACCTTTGAAGCCTTTTCCGCTTGCAAATTCTAGTATTTCTTTTAGAAGCTGATCTGTGCTTTTTTCTCTTAGTTTTTTAGTTTGAGATCCTAAAGCTATTTTTTCTTCTGGATTAAAGTTCAGCTCTAATTGCTTGCTCTTAGAGGAGCCCGAAGGAACTCCCGATAACCTTGGCTTTGCTTTATCAGTAACATCTTGAAGCATGTCCAAAGTTTTAAGAACAGCTTTACCCCTCATTAGTCTATATTTTTTCTTTTATATTTTTTTATAAAATCGTCAGCTTTTCCAAAAAAATCATCAGCCAAAAACTTCATATTGTCCATTGCAGGATTGGTAGCAGGATTGGTAGATTTGGATGTTTGACCAGAGTTTTTTTTGCCATTGGGTTTATTCGACGACTTTAAACTCTTTATAAAATATTGTGTAGCTTTTTTTTTCATGTTACTTCAAGTTTTGCCTGCCAAAATATTGCTTGGCGGAGTCATCCATACGTTGCAATGGGTTCCGCATCTGTGGTCTTGTTATATTTATAACTTCTTCTCTACGGATTTGACCTGGAGTTTTTGGACCTTGCATCATCTTTTTAAAGCTAGTAACACCTAACTCTACCGCTTTTTGAATTCCTTTACCTCTCATATTATTTTTTACCTTTCTTATATTTGTTGTAAGCTTGCAAACTTTTTCCTCTAAGTCTAGAGATTTGACCTGTAGTCATTTTATCAAACTTTCTTCCTAACATATCTTGGCTTCTTTGAGCTGCTCCTTTTACGGTTGTAGCCTTTGCTAGTTTCTTCTTAGCAGGAGCTTTATTAGTAGGAGCTTTCTTAATAGGAGCTTTCTTAGTAGGAGCTTTGTTAGCGGCAACAGCTTGATTGTAAGCTGATCTTAAATTTGCAACATTGAATTTCTTGCCTTTAGGTGCAGGTTTAGGTTTGGGCTTAGGTTTAGGTGCAGGTTTAGGTGCAGGCTTATTTTTGCTGGCCAATGCTGCTCCTCCTCCAACTGCAGTTACTCCAGTTCCAGCTGCAGTGCCCTTGTAGATTTTTTTAGCGGTTTTCTTGGCCGCTCTTTGATTAGCTAGACCTACTTTTCTTGCAGCTTCCCTTCTTTTTAGTCTTGCTGCGGAATCCTTAGCTTTTACTTTAGCTTCTTTTACCGCCCTCGCTCTAGCTTGAGGATTCTTAGGAAAAAGTTTAGATGCTTTCCTAACTTGAGCCTGCTTTGCTTTATTTGCCTTGCGTGCAGCAGCGCTTCTCTTAGCAGTAGTCCCAGCTACACCAGTTTTTTTGTTTGCCCTTCTAGTCAAGGCATCAACGACTTTTTTATCTAGTTTTTTTGCTGCAGAGACAATACCTTTTAGAATTAGTTTTTTCATAATTAATTAAATCTCCTTACGTTTAAACTTTTGGTAGTTATCCTCCAGTTGTTGTGCTCTCTTTGAGCCGTACAATTTTTTTAAAGCCTCTGGCTTAAAACCCATTCCTAATACGCCCCTATTGTAATTATAATTACGTTGAGTAAGGATATCAGATATTTCACTGTCCTTTAATCCTCGGGTAATTCCTTGAACTATTTTTTTTCTTATCATTATTTAAATTTTTAACATTTCCACCTGCGTAGAGCAAGAGCTTTCCTGGTGGGTCTACCCTTGGAGTCCTTCATGGGACCTTTTACACCTTTCATTCTAGCACAAAAACTGCGTCTACGTGCAGCTCTTTTACCCTTGGGGTTCTTCTCAGTAACAGGAGGCTTCAGGTTTGCTCCAGTCTTGCGCTTGAAATAAGCACGACCAGCAGCAGTTAAACCTCCTTTTTTACTCTTGTGCTCCTTTCTCATTAACTTCGAACCTTTGCTTTTCTAGTGTTTGATACAACAGTTTTTCCGCGTCTTCCTGCTCTTTTCTTTTTACGTGCTGTTGTAGCCCTCTCAGCCTGCGATAAGCTAAGAGCCTTTCTGCGAGGGAGGCAACGGTCAGGGTTTTTCTTATCCTTCGACGTTCCACAAGGTCCTTTAATTTTTCCGTCAGTTCCAATGCGAACCCATTGCTGTTCTCTCCATTGTTTTAATTGACCCATTTACTTTTTCTTTTTTGCTTTTGAAGCAAGAACTCTCTTTAAAGATTTAGCTTGCCCAGCGTGCAGTTTGGATGCTTTTTTTAAACCTTTTATTACTTTTTTTATAGCAGATTTGTTTTTCTTTTTCATAATTATTTTTTCTTACGTTTTCCTTTTTTTGCTCCTTTTGCATAGTTAGGATCTTTGCAGTATTTTGATGCAGCCATGTTAGCGTAAGCACTGGGGTAAGTATCAAATGTACGACGAGCCCAAGCTTTACCAGCTGGACATATTTTACCTCCGCTTTTTACTTTTCTTGCCATTTTTTGGTTTTTTTGATTTTAATGCTTTGAAGTCTGCAGCAGTTATTCTATCAAAGGGTGCAGCAGCCCTTGCTATTTGAAGTTGTTTTTCGGAAAGCTCCATTGTTGATTATTTGTTATTTGTTATTATTATGTGACTGTTACTACCTCTGAAGAGTAAACTTCTAAAGTTATAGTAGTAATAGCACCTGCACTTTTAGTTACTCTAAAATCTACAATATCATTACCACTCCCTGGCAAAGCAAAATCTATATCTGCACCACCATCATCAACTGAACCTGACTGCTTTGTTTGACCAGCAGTAAGACTTCCCATATTTACAATAGTAGCAGTACCACTATCCCTAAGAACAGCTGCGCTGAGAGCTTTGTCTGATGTAATGCCAATATATTTTAATTGACTTCTATCTACTGCAAGAGGAAATGTTGCAGCAGTGTCAGCACTAGCTAGAGTAAATGAAACTCTAGATAAATGATTAGATGTAATGTCAGTGCTCTTGGTAAATGTTTCTCCTACTCCTGCAGTTGTTTGAGTAAGGGTAATTCCTATGTTATCTGTTGCTCCCATAATATATTATATATCGCTTTTTATTTTGAAGTAGCTGAATGCTACAAAGAATCCTATGATTAGTGCAATCCATAGTCCAGTGTCTTTTAGTTCTGGTATGGGCACTAGATCAGTACTGTGAATTTGCCCTGGCGCTGTCAAGCGCACCTGCATAGTTCCAATAGCGTTTGGTGAAAATGATGAAAATACAGCAGCATAAGTAGTGTCCGCTGCTAGAGTTATAGTTCCGTTGAACGGCTCATTGTATCTTTCAAAGCCCTGAAAGGTATTTAGTTGTCCTCCGCCAAAACCAATGTTCGGACCGTCGTTGAATATTAAAGGTTCTTCAATTACAAAGTCAGCCTGCAAATCATCATATATCAGCAAAGATGTATCCTGTGTTCCAGCAGTCAAATCACTGGAGTAGTTCTCAAATGTGAACTGACCACCTGCAGAAGTAGTAAATACCATTGGATTGTAGTAAGTTACTCCACCCTCTGGGTTAAAATCAACTACGCTATAAGTTTCGTCTATACCTACTTCAAGATCATAGACTACGCTGTTTAATCGAACAGCACCCCAAGCTATAGAAACAAGCAATAAAGGCGCTAATAAAAATTTTATTTTTTGAAGATAGAACTGCATATTGAAGCGAATTCTTTGAAGGCTTTGGATATTATATTATTTTTTGGAAGAAACATTACTACAATAGAAAATATACCTATGTACGCAAATAGCATACCTAGTAGATTTTCTTTGTAATTATTTATTATGTATTGTATCATATCTGTATTGGTCCTTCTGGAGATACTGGTAATTCGTTATCAGGCATTGTAATAAGCTCTTCTGGATTTAGAATCATTCCAGATTCATCACTCTCTACATCTGAGTGCGGCTTGATTTCATCTATTTCATCAACGCTTTCACTGATATCCTCTTCTGTAACTTCTTCTGTTGCATTTTCTTCTGAGGACTGTTCTACTTCCTCTACTTCCTTTGATTTCTCATCTTCAACCTCTTCCGCATCTTGTTCAACTTCAACAGCACTTTCTTTTTCTTGATCGGCCTCGGCTACGCCCTCTTCTTGGGCTTGTGGTTTTTGGCTCTCGGTTTCTTCGGTGGTTTGTGATTCTTCACTTGCCTCAATAGATGCTACCTTTGCCTGCACTTTTGCAGCTTCTGCTTGTACTTCGGCTACCTTTTCTTGCATTACCTTCTGCCCCCAGGAGTCCAGGGAAGGGAAGTCCACTAGTCTATCAAGGATAGCAGGTACATAGAACCTTTGCTCTACAACATCATTTGCTACGCTTGCTACGAATACTTCCGTCTCATCTACTGCTATATTTGTCTGCGTGACCGCTGCAGTGCTTACAGCGACCGTTCCTGCGGCTCCTAGCTGCGTTATCTTGTCTACTACTGGTAGATCCTTAACTCGCCCTAAAAGCGACTTCTTAGCCCTTTTAGCGCCTTCTCTAGCTGCCTTGAGAGCGTCTTCAGCGTCTTCACGACTTGGCCCTTCAGATTTATTGCCCAGGACTTGATTGATACTATCGCGCAGTTCTGACAGCTTTTTCCTAGCAGTTTGGTTGTCCATCTGCATATTATACACCTAACCATACCGTCTTTCATATTTTATTTTACTGAGGATGAACCAAAATAGAATCCTACGATAGCAAGAACTGTTTGGCGTATCTCTGGTAGTATAACATATCCGTGCAGGGTTTGGTAGGTTGTACCTTTTACAAAGCCGAACCA